CTTCGTCATCGTTGACAGCGATACTGCTGCTGCTCTAGCCATGTCTGGCTTCATGAGCCTCAGCCCCGGCATCGCACCACAACTCAATGTTGATGATACCCAAAGCACCTTTGCTGGATTGCTAAATGGAAAAGTCCGCGTATATATCGATCCTTACACCCCACTCGGCGTAAACTTCTTCTGCGCCGGTTATAAGGGCGAGTCTCCATATGACGCTGGTCTCTTCTACTGCCCATACGTTCCTCTCCAAATGGTCCGTGCAGTAGATCCAGATACTTTCCAACCAAGAATTGGATTCAAGACCCGTTACGGCGTAGTTGCTAACCCATACGTCCTCAACGGAACCACACCAGACGGTGAAGCTCTCACCCAAGGTATCAACCAATACTACCGCCTAACTCAAGTCAATAACCTCCACGGTATGACCCAAGGTTAATAGGTAAGTAAAGAGACGAATAAACCCCTCCCGAGAAATCGGGAGGGGTTTTTCTTTGCATAAATATTTTAGCGGCATCTTTTAAAATAAAAATGACAACTAATCCTTGCCAAAGCAATACTAATAATCTTTACGCAAACTATTTTAGTTTTAAAATTGAGCGTGGTAGCGATCCTCTTGAGTTGATGGTTCAAAAGGCAAATCTTCCTGGCATAACCGTTCCAGATCAAGCCCAACCGACAATCTTTGGTACAACAGTCCCAGTACCAACAATGACAGTTCAATATGAACCTTTAGTTGTTGAGTTTATGGTAGATAGCGATCTTGCAAACTGGAAAATTATCTATTCTTGGATGAGAGATATCACAAATATTCAAGATGCAACCAGTTATGATTTAACATATCAAAGTTGGCATTACAGTGGTGCTTTAATATTGCATCCCACTATTGGTTGCGATACTCCCAACCCAGTATTAACAGTAAAATTTGCAAATTTAATTCCTGTAAGATTGTCCGGATTAATTTTTCAATCTGACACCGCAGACGCCCCGATTATAAAGGCATCTGCAACATTTAAATATTCTTATTATGAGCTTACTCCAGATGCCCCCACAGAGCTTGGGGGGGACTATAAAACTTAATTACGTATAGTCCGTAGGGTTGTCCGACCAGCTTTTGGGATCTTCTGGTGGGTTGTCTGGTTTATATGGCATCTTAGTGGACTCAGGTTTCATTATAGAGCGTTTCTTCTTCTTGGATGGAGGCTCAGGCTCTTCTTCTACGGTGCCCGTCCTGGAGGATTCTGGCTCGTCTTCGTCTTCGTCGCCTATATCTTCGCCTAGATCAGCTAAAATTTCTACACCCTCATAGCTGTCCATAAGGTCATTTACAAAATTTACAAAATCTTCATTTGTAAACAAGTCATTTAAAAGTTGTAAGCCCGTATCCACGTCCACCATGCCTTCTGGCATACTATTTTGAATAGATTTTGGATCGGTTTGAACAGCCATAAAATAAATTTCATACATTTTTTCTAATTCTACAGAGGGCTGTGCTACAAATACAATTGCAGATTTGTTTAGTGTTATTTCAAATGATTTAGTAGAAGCAGCATAATTAGTCAATTTAACAAATTCGATGGGATTTCCTTCTGAATCTTTTCCCATATAATTTTCTAATTTTGCTGGAAACTTAATTACTATTCTGTCAGGCATTGAATCGCTAACAAGACCTGCGATTTCTTCTCCTGTTAGGAGCTTAACAACTCTTAATATGCCCGAGAATGAATTCTCAGGAAGTGAATCGGACATAGGAATGTCCTCCCTTCCCTATTATTTATCTTTTGAAAGTTCATCAAAACTCATAGAATATATTTTGTAATCAAACTTTTCTTTTTTATAAATCTTTAATCGCTCTTCAAAGTGTTTTAATATGTGATTTTTGTGTTTTAATATAGAAAGATCATCAACAATATCATACACCTTTAAAGTTTTTTTCTTTTCAGAGACTCTAAGCCCACGGCCAATGCTTTGCAATAGCCTTACTACCGATTTAGTAGGAGAGGCAAAGATAATATTGTCAAGGTTAACAATGTTGATACCAGCGCTAGTAGTGCCAAAGCTAGCCACAAGGATTGCGTCTCTTTCTTTATCGATAACTTTTCTGATGTATTCCCTTGCTTCTGCTTCCGTTTTTCCAGAAATAAAATATACTTTTCTATCGCCTGCTTCTGCTTCGATGAGAGCCGTGAGGGGTCTTCCATGAATTTCGACGTAGTTGAATAAAATGAGGGTGTTGCCTTTTGTTTTGAGGGCGAGTTTTTTGATGAATTCGTTTCTTTTTTCATTAGTTACAATCCATTTTATTTCATCTGCGTATTTTTGTTTTTTTACTAATTCTTTTTCCTCTTGTGTATATTTAAGGATTATAGCATCTATACCAAGTGTTGCCAACAATCCTTTATTCATTAAATTTTTAGTTTGAATAAACTGTATTGCTGGTCCAAGTATTCCCTCAATACTAAGTCTGTGTGCCTGTGCTTGTTGGAGTGTACCTGTTGTACCTATTCTAAACCAAGCCTTTGTTAGCTTTTGTCCTATAAAATTTAAAGACTCCGCTTTAGCCAAATGACATTCATCAAAAAATACTGCATCAAATTGTTCAAACCATTCTTTTGGTAGTTTGTAAACTGATTGCCATGTAGACACTACAATCTGTTTATTTGTTTGTTTTTCTTCGCCAGCAGATATTTTATGAATATATTTTTTACAAGACCAAGATTTATCTTGAGAAGAATATTCAAAGATATCAGATTCCATTTGGTTTACCAGACCAACTGTTGGAACCAAAATTAATATTTTACGGTCTGTATTTAATATTTTTTGAAGAAAACGAACCAAGACGTATATGATCAAACTTTTTCCAGATCCAGTTGGTGAAATGATCACAGTTCTGTGGTTGTTTAAAGCATGCAATATTGCCTGTTGCTGGTGTTCGTGCATTTTCACAGATTGTTTCCGGACAGATACTTTTAAAGACTCGTAATACTTTAAAAGTTGTTCCTCTGTGATGCATGTTTTATTTTTACTTTCTTTAATATTTAAAGAGTAATTTCTTTCTTCTGCAAACTTTTTTAAATAGGTTTTTAAACCTCTTGGGAGGGTAGATGAAAGAATGTCATATAATCTTATTTTTCCATCCCACAGCCTTCGTTTGAACATAGGCATATATTGAGCACCTGGAACCATAAATGAAAAATAGTCCCGCAACTCTTTCTTTAATGCTTGTTCTGTTTTGATGTAGTAACGAACTTCATCAATAGATTCAACTTCAATATCCACATAATATTTATGCTATACCATTCATCATTTTATGCCATTCGATGGCAGATTTTATCATAAAATTTCTATTATTGAGTGAACGTATGTACTCTTCAACCATTTTTAATTTTACTTCTGTAACTGCTATTTTAGATTTTAAATCTATAACTTTTGGATCTGCTTCCACAAATTGTTCAACATCACTTTTTAGTAATGTTAAATCTGAAGGTTCTTCCTTCCATTCTTCAAGTTCTTCTCTTGAAACTTTTCCCGTATAAATTTTCCATTTACGCAATTTTAAAACAGCCAAATCATTTTGATATTTGGTCAAAAGTAATTTGACATCTGCTAAAATTGTAAGATACTTGGAGTGTATTTGAGGTATCTTAAGAGACTCTATACCTAATTCTGTAGAGTCTATTTGAGAGTCTTTAGTAATAAGTTCTTTAAGGTTCTCTAGATTCATCTTTTAAGATGTATATTAAAGTACTCTAGAGTAAAGTCAAATAAATAATCTTGACATTTCTTTAGAGTGATCTATAATTGTTGAAAGGACTAAAATGATTATTGATTTGCGTGAAATTCCAGTAGTCTGGATAAATTTAGATTCAGCAAAGAAAAATGCTGAAACTATGGAACAACGATTTCAAAAATTTGGTTTTAAAAATACACACAGAAAACCAGGAATTGTAATTCCACCTCCTCCCAATACAGATAAAAGTATTGCTCATTTTAGAGGGTGTGGAATGTCTCATATTGAAATTTTAGATGACGCAAAGTATTCTACTCCACTTCTCATTTTGGAAGATGACGTAGAGTTTGCAGACAATTTTAATCCTGTTATAGAAATTCCAGATGATGCTGATGGTGTTTATCTTGGGATTTCACATGGTAATATTTACTATGGATCATGTAAACATGATGAAAATTATTTAAGAATTGGCGGCATATTAGCAGCACATGCTATTTTATATGTAACACAAAATTATAGGCAAGCTATGTCAGAAGTTGGGAAGTTTTGTCTTTATACTTTGAATAAACCTTGGGATGTTGGAACAGCCGGAATACAAACCCAGTTTAAAGTTTATACACCAAATAGTCCTTTAATTTATCAGTGTGACGATAGGGAAAGTTCCAATAAATGGCAAATGCTTACTGATCGCCCTTTAGAAAACAGAAATACAAAATTTGAATGATAACATTTAATTTTTTAGGAAGATATGGTCGCATGGGAAACCAGATGTTTCAGTATGCGACACTATACTCAATCGC